GTTATCAATACTTTTTTCCATTGCAACTGATTGCATTGTAGTTATTAATCCTCCTCATCATCTTCAAAGATACGTTGCTTAACCATATGCTGTAAACAACTCTTAGACCATTCAAGTCCTTCATAAATTCCTACAGCATGTCGATAATCATCGTAACTTGAAACATTTCCTGATGCAAGAGAATTTTTTATATCTTCTTGTTTTTTATTAAGAAGATTATTTAGTTCATCCCATAATGTCACAAATATCTAACCCTTACTTATTTGCTTCTTGTACAAATTTAGTAATCATATCAGCAGCTTTAAATGCTTTATCTTTATCAATATTAGCTTCAGTCTTAGCAATGTCCATAAGAATATCTAAAGCCTTTAAAGCTGACTCAGCATTACGATCTTTTTCACGTTCCTGAGTTTTACTGGTGAGATTAGCACCTTCTTTAAACATATCCAACTGAATTTGTAGTTCTTTTAGATCAAGTTCACGGTTCTTTAGTGCAGCATTGGCATTCTCTTTAGCCACTTGTGTCTGAACCTTCTGTTGTTCTATAGAAATACGTTGACCTTCAAGCTGTACCATCTGTGCTTCAGGTGAAAGAACCTGCTGTTGTGCTGCCATCGCCTGATTAGCTTGCATAACTTGCTGTGCAGCCTGCGCCATAACCATTTCCATGACTTTTGGATCATTAGGATCAACGCCTGACTGTACAGCAGCAGGTCCATACTGTGCAATTAACTGGTTTGCTACCCCATTTACCTGTTCTTGGTACTTCATTAGCATATGTTCCTGCATATTTGCCTGTAATACTGGAACAATACGCTGCATTAGTGGGTTAGCACCATTCATTGGGTCTTGAAGGTACATCGTTTTAGCTTGAATGTGTGCATCATGGTTCTGACCAACAAATGCTTTAATAGGCATACCCTTTACTGCTGCTGCAATATCACTAATTGGGTCTAAAGGTACAGGATCAGGCTTGCGTGGCATGATCTTGTCAAGATTAGGGATGTTTGCAGTAGTTAGAATCGTCCTATTTAGTTCTTCAATGTTAAACATACCGGGTGGTGATGACTGAGCAAGCTGTAAAGCAAGCTGCGCCATCATCATACGGTGTGCAGAAGAAGGAATGTTAGGATCGGATACTGGAATAATGTCAATCCTGCCATCAAAGTCACTACGCATGATTTTGATTGTACCATTTGGAATGTCAATCATAGACTCATCAGGCAGATACTCGTTATTAATCCTACCTAGTAGTTTAAATTCATCATGTTGTGCCTTATGTAGACGCTTATGAATAGCACTAAAGAACTTACTTGATGCTTCCAATAGAGCCATCGTTGTTCCTACAGGCCCATACGAGGCAGCATCCGACACAACCTGCTCTGTTGAGTCAGCAAACTTCTGTGCGGTAGTTGTCACGAAGTTGAGCATCTGGAATAGGGTCTGTGATGGTTCCTTATAAGGTAAGTTTATGATCATCTTGGACAGATCATTACCAGTTGCTTCAACTTCGCGAAACTCTCCGGGGGAGATAGGATCATTATCTCCGACAATTCTCATGCCTTTTGCCTTAAATCCACCCGGAAGGTTAGCAAATTGACCAGCATCTACCAGACTACGCATGGCAGCGGTAGCAGTCATGGTCAAGTTACCCAGAAAATGTATTAAACCTAAGCCGTAAAAACCAAAACCCGGTACAAAACGATAGTGTGTAAAGAAGATTTTCTTTTCTTTACGACGATCATCCTTATTATAGTTACGTCGAATGGATAAAATCTTACGGGATTTCTCTTCCATAGTGACAACATAAGGTAATGCTACACCATCTTCAGACGGAAACTCAGGTAAATCAAGATAGCAGTGTTGTTCAAGTAGCACATATTGTGGATCGTTGTCACTGGTTGGTGACAAACCCATGATTGTATCCATCTTTTGAGAGATTGGACTTAGATTTGGCTGGCTTGCTTGTGGCAGATCAATATCTGAATACATGCCAGATGCAATATCTCGTTGCATTTCAATAGGTGAACGGTAGATAACATGGGTGTAACGATCTGCCCTGCGCAAGTCAGTTGCATAATATGACACATAGAACTGATCAATAGGTACAAACTCTGATACAGGACGGTTTAGATTACTATCAAAATAAATCTTTTTGAAAGCTGATCCAATAAGTGGAAGATGAAACAGCATACGTTCAAATTCATCAAAGTATTCTGGCATTTGCTCAGTTACTTGATAGTTCATAAACTCCTTGACACGTTTAGCTTGTTCTTCCTTTTCAATATCTACATTACCAACGATCTGTGTTTTGACAGGACCGCTGGCAGGAAACAGTTCCTGCGTAGCCTTTGACTGAAACTTAACTGCTGACTCAATAAGAACAGGATGTACAGCAGTACATGCTCCTTCAAATGGTTCTGAAGTATCTTCCAGCTTTAGACCTAAAAGGTCAAAGCCTCTTTCAAACATGCTTTCCCAGTCAGCACGGCTATCCTTATCCGCTGTAAAATTATCATACACCTGATTTGCAATATCATCAAGAGTATCATCATCTAAGTCTTCAACCAAGTTACTGAAAAACTCTTCTTCAGTTTCATCCTTTTGTTCTTCAGACAAACCTTCATCAGCATTAGTTTTAAACTCAACAATAACCCCACCACCTTCAGGATCATACTCAATACTTGCTTCTTCCTCTTCCTCACCTTTTTCTAGCGTACCTGATTCAATTTCAATAATTGAAAGTTCAGCAGTTGGAATAGGATCAAAAGGATTACGTTCAGTTGCCATGTTAGTTTAAATCCCTAATAAGTAAAAATATAATCTGCTACTGTTTTACCGACACACTTCATTTGTAAGTCCTGTGTGATAAAGTCTGCTATTTCTTGCGGTGCTGTACCAAAGCGTTCACATGTATCTTTAATCTCAATATTAATTACTGGTTTGTACCGCTTGATTGTTTCAACAGCACCTTTTAAAAACTGTAATTCAAAACCTTCTACATCAACCTTGATATAATCAATACTGTCAACACCAAAGTCAAAAGAATCCAGCGTCCTCAGTATTGCCTTGTATGTTCCGTTGCTATAGTCAGTGTCAATAGAAGCAGTACCACTGTTACCTTCAGAAGCATAAGACAAAGCAATCTCTACATTATTCTCATTACCCAAAGCAAACGGAAGTACTTCAAACTTTGATTTTGAATCTTCCAGTTGATCCATGTCTGCAATATTCTTTAGCAAACATTCCCTATGTTCAGCAATAGGTTCAAAACAAATAACCTTGTCAAAGTACAAACCAAGATCAACTGCCCATGTACCTACATGTGCACCTACATCCAAAGCAGTACCAAAGTTGGTGACATGCCTCAGACTATTGTTCCTGTGTGCCTGTTGATATGCTGCACCACTAAAGTGCGTATCATCACTGGGAAAATAAAAATTATTTCTTTTTTGTAAAGTGTTTATCATAGTTTTAAAGTATACCTCTAAACTCTCCAGTATGCAACTTTCTTTTGTTTTCTAGGACTAACATCATCTTCCCAGTTAGGGTCTTCAGGATGCTCCAGTCTCCAACTATCCTTAACATAATGAATTGCCATTGTTAAAGCATCTACCTGATCGTCATGCTTTCCATAGGGAAATAAAACCATTTCCTCGTACAACTCATTAGACCAGCTTTTACCTTCAGGTAGCCATACCCTACCTGCTTCCAGCATTGGTGAAGCAGAGAATACTCTTGATACCTTGTCCTTGTCAGGCATGTATTCAAGTACCGGCAAGCCACTCCTTCTCATGTCCTGAATCAATGACTGCCCACTTGCCTTCTTTTCCACCACACACAAATCAGGTCTGTGCTTCAAGTACTCTTCCTTGGCAATCCTTCTCAGATCAGGATATTCAAATCTTCCCCTGACATTCCCTAACAGTATGAGATTACTACTTGCTCCTTCTAAACCTGTCTCTGGATCGTCATCATAAAAATTAAAAATACCCCACGTTTGAATAACGCTGTAGTCAGCAGTTGTCTTTGTACTAAAGGCAGTATCATACGTCTGAATAATAAAGTCACAATTAGGTGGCTCAGGGTATTCCCACCAACGTACCCACTCCTTTTTAATCAACGAGCCTTCATCTGGTGTAGGATTCTGCATGTACAGGCTTTCCCAGTACTTAGCACCGTTGGTTGACTTGATTTCCATCTCGTCAATTCTCAGTGTCTCATTATCCTTCCACTCTGGAAAGTAACTTGTACCTTCTGGTAATCCTAATAGTTTACTAGAAGGTTCATCCAACCAAGCAGGAATGCTTACTACGTCCCAACGCATCTTTGTATCAATGTCAAACTTCTGTTGCTGCTTCAATAACCAACCACACAAATCATCATAGTGATAACGAGTATTAATAATAATAATACTACCATTAGGCATGATACGTGTACGTAAACCAGAAGGCCACCATTCCTTTATGTACCTTCTTCCTGCTTCACTAAAGCTGTCTTCTTCCGACATAACGTCATCAAGAATAGCTATGTGTGCACCACGCCCTGCAATCTGTGATCTTACACC